CCAGCCGGTGACCGCGGAGGCCGCCTTGCTCAGGCCGCCACCGATCGCCTTCATAACACCAGACCAGTCCACATCGCCGAGGAATTTGCCGATGGTGGAGAGCACTCCGCCGAGCGCTGTCCCCAGGGTGGATGCGACCTTCCCCCAGTCGACGCCGGCGATGAAGTCGCCGATCCCCTCGAACACGCTCTTGAGACCGGAGCCGAGCTTCCCAATCGCCTCCCCCGCCGAGTCCGACTGGATCACGTCCTCGAGGAAACCGACAAACCGCTCCGCGTACGGCATCACCTTCGACGCGAGCCCTTCCGCCAGCTCCTCGAAACGGGCCTTGAGGATGTTGACCTTCCCAGCGAACGTGTCGCCGAGCGCCGCCGCCGACCCGCCGAACTCCTTCGTCAACTCTGCGAGGATGAGCTTCTGGGCGCCCATCACGTCACCGGACTCGACCATCGCCTTGATGGCGTCTTTCTGCGCGTCCGTGAACTGCACGCCAGCGCGACCGAGGGCGGTCATACCCTTGATCGGATCGTTGAGGGCCTTGCCGAGCATGAGGGCGCTCGAAGGCATGTCCTTCCCGAGCGCCACGCTCATGTCGGCCATGATGTCGGTCGCCTGCGAGAAGATGTCGTTTCCCTTCCCGACCTCGTTGCGGACACGGGTGAAGGTGAGGAGCATGTTCTGCCCGGCCTGCACGTTCACGTCGTCGATGCCGGTCAGCTTCTCGATCGCGTTCGCGTGCCCCTGGATCTCCTTCATCGAGACCTTCGCGGCCTGGCCGGTGGATTTCAGTGCGGCTGCGGTCTGAGCGTCCGCCTTCTCGTGCGCGATCAGGCTCGAGATGCCGATCTTTAGGGTGGCGGCAAGGCCGGCGCCTGCGGCTGCTCCGGCTGCGAGCGCAGCGACGCCGAGCAGCTTGAGCCCCTTGCCGGCAACATTGCCGACCTTCGATCCGAACGACCCGGCAGCACCCTCCGCCTGCCCAAATGCGCGCTTCAGCGAGCTCGCGTCGCCCGTGATCTTAATTTCTATCGAGCGTGCCATCTACTTGCTCAACCCTTCGAGGTCCTCCATGATCGCGTGCAACTCCTCGGGCGTCAGACGCCCCATCTCCAACAGCCGCACGTGGTAGACGCGGCTCAGAGCCGGGAACCAGAAGGCTCGGGGAGGGTCACCGGGGACGAGGTCGCCGAACCACTGGCGCCATTGCCACTCCCGATGCTCGCGCTCTCGTCTTGCCCGCCTGGCTCGGCGGGCTCGTTCACCGGGGGGAGAGGAGCCGCCTCCTCATCCGGGTCGAGCGCGTACTCGATCGCGCTGAACGACAGGCGGCCCACCTGCGCAACCGTCACCGAAGGGTCCGCCTGCCACATCGCTAGCCACGTCAACGCCTTGATCACAAGTGGATCGTTCAGGAACGAGGCCGCCGCCTTCTGATCGTCCCAGTCGACCTCCTGCCATGCTTCTCGCAGCGGCTTACCGAGGATCGCCCGCAGCGTGCAATGCCCGTCCAGGTCGATCGTCGCGAAGTCGATGTCGTACTCGGTCTCGTCGACCTTCATCTTCATGCCCTGCTCCCTCTTTACAGTCCGGCCTTGTTGATCAGCCCGTCCAGCACGTCCTCCAGGATCTCGACGACCTCACTCTCCCTGGCGTCCAACGCGGGTTCCAGCACCGTGCGCATCTGCAACGCGCCGAAGTCACCGCGCTGACCGGTCACCTTCCGGGCGGACTGCTGGACCGCCACCGTTGTCCCCGAGATCCGCGGCTTGAACTTGCCGATGCCCGCGTACCGGGAACCCATCGACGTCGCCTCCTCAACCACCGGGGCCGCGACGCGTTTCATCTCGCCGCGGAAGTCCTTCAGGCCGCCCTCCGCCTCCTTCAGCGCGGAACGCAGCTCCCGGATCCCCTCGACCCGGATCGAGTACGCCACCGGGTTACGCCGTCGCCCTCGTGATCACCCCAGACACCGGCAACGACACGGTGACCTTGTGCGCATCCCCGGGTGCTCCCGCGATCGGCGTGTACGCCGTCAGGATGCAAGACCCCGTGAACGTCGGGTTCGTCGACGACACCGCAGCCGACGAATACTTCGCGACCACCGTGAACGCCGCCGCCCCCACAAGACCGGACAGGGTGGCGTCAACCTCGGAGGCGGCAAAGTCCGCCCAGAAGTCCACGTCGAACGAGTCGTCCCCGAGACCGGCGATCCGCTGGACGCCGGTTGCGCCCATCGCCGTCACGTCCAGGTCGGCCCGGTTCTGAGTCACCGTGACCGACGCGACGCGATCGGACAGGTCGACGCTATTCACGACCAGGCTGGCGTCATAGATCATATGCTTCGCCATGCGATCTACTCCTTTCGTTCATGTTCGTCGTTACCCGGCTCGGGCGCGGGCTCAACGGCCGGCTCGGCCTTCCCGCCCCTCCCCGGCTTCTTCGCGGGCGGCTCGACGCGGGCGATGTGCCCTGCGGCGACGAGCTGCCCCTCCTGCTCGACCGACAGCGCGGCCTCGAACTGGCCGCCCGGGTCGGTCTCGAACACGCGGCGGTTGCCGACGACCCGGTAGGGGCGCGGCACGATCTCCACTCGGCCCGTCCCGATCAGGTCGGCTTCGAGCTCGGCGGACAGGTCCGCCTCGAACGTGTCGCCCACTTCGATCTCGGGCAGCGGGACGCTCCCGGTGGCCCGGTAGGTTCTCACGGGTTGCCTCCTCTCTACGGCTGCGTTAGCTTGATCGCGGCGATTGTCAGAGACGTGACGCCGCTGTAGGTGATCGCTGCGAGCCCGTCCGCTGCTGCGGCGAACACGTCCGCGGGGAACGGGCCGATCATCTTGTCGCCGGTGGTTGCGGGGATCGACACGGCCGCAAACGTGATCGTCAGGTTCGGGGCCGGTACCTTCGCCGCCGCGACGGTGACAGTTAGTGCCCCGCCGCTCGCGTTCTTCACGTGCAGGAAGGTGTTCTCGCTCGGCAGGAACTTGTCGCCGCCGCTGGTGCAGGCAGCGTAGGTGGTCGCGACCCCGAGCCGGGTCACGTCCTGGACTGTCAGGGTTGCCATCCTTGTCTCCCTTCTACTCGATTACGTCAACGGTGAACTCGACACCGAGGTGAACTTGTCCGCCCGGTTGCCCGTAGGTGCGATAGTCGGAATAGTCGATGACGCGCAGATGATCGACGACACCGCCCAAGGTGCGGTCAGCCTCGATCGCCGCTTTGACGCTGGTTGCCCCGGACCGGGCTAGGAACTCGTCGAGCTTCTTCTGAGCGCCGATGTCGGAGGCGAGGCCGGCGAGCGCGACGACACGGAACGTCGACCGGTCCATGCCGCGTTGCATCGCCTGGTCAAAGTCCATTGCACCGGGAACGACGTACAGGCATGGTGTGGTCGGCTGCGAGAGCATGTACGCGGACACCTGGCAGCCGGTGATCGTGGCGAGGTTCGCCCGGAGACCCTCCCGGATCTCCGCTACCGTTGCCATCTACACCATCCCCGGGCCGCGCTTCACGAACGGGGCAATCAGACCGCGCACGTCCGGGTCCTCCCGGGCGATCCTGCCCGCTACCGCGTCCAGGCCGAGTGCGACGACGCCGAGTGGCGCCTCCCGGGACCGGATCACGAGGCGGCTCGCGAGCAGCCCTACCGCCTGCTCGATCTCATACGGCACGGTCACCCAGCCGAACTTGGCGGTCACCTTCACGGTGCGCGGGTACCGGGTCGGCAGCAGACCGTGAGTTGAGAGCGGATGCGTTTTCACGAGCCAGCGCGGACGGGCGGGCGTCTCGCTCGGGTTGTTGAACGGCTCCAACGTGAAGTCCGTGTTCTCGACCCAGGTTTCCTCGAACGTGCCGTCCCCACCCGGGTCAACGAGGAGGCTCGTGAGGGTGATCACGTCGTCGACGAGCAGGAGGTTTGGGCTGGTCGGCGTGTAGTAGCGGACGTTCGTCGCGGCCGTGTCCGACCAGAAGCGGCGGCCACACAAACCCTCGATCTCGCCTTCGGCGGCGTTGAGGGCGCGCGTCAGATCGTCGTCGGCGAACACGGTGTTAGTCAGCTCTTTCGAGCCTTTGAACTCTTCGAGCGTGAGGTAGCGTGGTGTGCTGGTAGCGAGCTCGGGCTCGATCAGGATGAGGATGTAGCCGCCGTTTGGGAACGTCTGGATCTTCCCGCCCGAGTACGTGACCTTCCACTCGCCGAGGTACCAGCCAGCCGTGTCGGTGTCAACGGCCGCCCAGGTGTAGGAGACGTTGCCTCGTGTCGCCTCGCTAACGTCGCCGTTCGTGGCGGTCGCATCAGCGATCGTCATGGCCCCGCCGGCGAGGGGTTGCATCGAAAACTTGACGGTGGCGCCGGTGAGGTTAACCGCCACGCTGTCCTCGTCCTTGAGCACGTCCGCCAGTACGGACGCGGTGTCGTTCTGCTTGACGTAGAAGTCGGGGTCAGGCACGGGTGGTCCTTCCTGATCCTGGGGCGGTGAGGGTTCGCCCCGTCGCGGCCGCGCGCGCCGTCCTGCCGCTCAGCAGGACATGCAGCGTCTTCCCGGTATCGGGGTCGACGAGCGTCCTGCCGGTCGCGCCCGTGCGGAGCGTGCGGTCGGTGATCGGGGGTGCCGCGATCACGACGGCGGCCCCGCTGATAGACGCGGCGGCGGCGACAGTACCGGCGTCTATGGCCTCGAAGACGTCCTGTGCGGAGACGACGGTGGCGCTGATGATCGTGCCTGTCTTCGCGTACGTGATCGGGAGGACGATGGCCGCTGTGCCCGAGAGGACGGCGTCGGCGACGACGACGCCCGCCTCGACCGCCTCGACCGCGTCGGAAGCCGAGACGACAGCCTCCGAGACGACTGCGCCGGCCTCTGTTGCTTCGAGGATGTCCGTGCCGTCCGCCACCGCCTGCGAAACGACAGCGCCCGCCTCCGCGGCCTCGAACACGTCGGCTGCCCTGACAGCGGCGGCGCTAGTCACGGTCCCGGTCTCGGTGGCGGTGAACTCATCGACGCCGGCGGCGCTGACGGCGGAGACGACCGCCCCTGCCTCGACCGCCTCCCGGACATCCGCCCCCGACGGAACACCCGCGGAGACGATAGAACCGGTATCGACAGCCTCGAATACGTCGGCGGCAAGCGTGACCGCCTCAGCGGCCAGCAGCCCGGCCCGGTTCATGGTCGCCGCATCCGCGCCAGCAGCTACGACGTCAGCCGCAACAAGCCCCGTTTCGGCGGCCGTGAACGCATCCGCGCCAGAGACAGCCAACTCAGAAGTGACAGCTCCGGCCTCAGCGGCGGTAAAGACATCCGCGCCGGAAACCACCGCGGGGGACGCGACCAACCCAGTTTCCGCAGCCGTGGACACGTCAGCACCCGCAGCAACGGCCGCAGAAGCCACTGAGCCAGCTTCGACCGCCTCAAATACATCCGCTCCCGCAGTGGCAACAGGGCTGACAACGACACCGATCTCACTCGCAGTGAACACATCGGAGCCAGAAATGACAACAGGACTGATAACGGAGCCGCTCTCGACAGACTCGAACGCACCCTCTGCCGAAGCGACAACCGCAGAGACAACAGAGCCAGTGTCTACAGACTCGAACACGTCGGCCGCGGCTGTGACTGCCGCGCCGATCACAGTCCCGGTCTCGACGGACTCAAGAACGTCTGCGCCCTGCGCTACCGCAGCAGTAACTACCCGGCCGGTCTCTACCGATTCGAGAATATCAGCGCCCGCTCCGACGGCCGGACTGACGACCGTGCCGGTCTCCACAGCCTCGTGAACGTCAGCGGCCGATGCGACGGTAGCGGAGACGACAGCACCAAACTCCGAAGCCGTGAAAGCATCGGCACCGGAGGCGACAACGGCGGCGGCGACAGCTCCCACCTTCTCAAACACACCCTCCGCCACCAACCTTTGCAGCGGCTCGCCGCGCCGGTAGTGGTCGAACGAGAACGCGGTGACCTTCCCGGCAATCCCGCCGAGTGGCTCGCCGCGCCGGTAGTGGTCGAAGCTGTTAGGGTTGGCTGCCATGTCAGGCTACGGCGAAGTCGTCGAAGAACGCGGACCCATCACCATCACCAGCGGACATCAGTCGGACGGTGATGAGTCCTGAGGCGGTCGGCGTGAAGTTAAGACTGAGTTGCTCCCAGGTGTTCGCAGCCCCGGTCATCGTGGCGGTAGCTTCGGCAATGCCGATCTCACCGTTGGCGAGCACTCGCATACTCGGCAGCGTGCCCGCCCCATAGGCCGAGTCGTAGCGGCCGTACACGGTGACCGTCGTTGACGTTGCACCCACCGCGAGGTCGAAGTCCTGGCAGGAGGGGCCGAGCAGCTTCAACGCATTCGAGCCGGTGCGTACCGTCGTGACTTCCTTCTGGCCTGTATTGCCACGCTCGTAAGCTCCGATGCTAGCTAGGGCGTTCGCCCAGGTAAGAGCGGGACCGGAGGGCCGGGTGAGGCCGAGGATGTCGGTAGTCGGGCCACCGCTGTTCCCGAAGCCAAGCGCAGGACTCCCCAACATCGGGGAGAGAAACGGACGCGGCGACGCCCCCCGCAGTAACGCCTGCCCGATCTCGAACAGCAAAGCGTAAGGGCTCGGATGCCCCGAGATGCTGCTGGCCCCGACGCTCACGTTCGTCCGGGGTGTGGTGGCCGGAAGAAGATTGTAGTCCTCCGTGATCTGCCCCGTTGCCGCTGCTTCTAGGGCGGCGTTGCCCTGGCCGCCGACGATCGAGTTTAGGACGGTGCAGGGGAACGTCGTGGACGTGTTCGCCAAAGCGTGTACGCCGCGAGCCCCACCCAGGATGATGCAGTTGAGGATGTCCAGACCGCCGGGGGAAAACGCCCCCGCGCCAGAAGGGCCGAACACGAAGTGACGACCGTACCCGCTCAGCGAAACACAGTTTTTGACCACGACGTTTACGTCGTAGTCGGCGCTGGCGCTCCGCACCATATCGAGGTAAAACAGGTTCCCAGTCGAGGCCGTCGTAAGGAAGATGCACGAGTCCACTGTCCAGTTGAGCACCACATCCGCCGTGTTCGCAGCATAGAGGGCTCCCTTATTTGCACCTATGATGAAGGTGCAGCCAACGATGGTGATGTTCGTGGAAGTGGCCGTGGCGCCGGTGACAGCCACGGCATCACCAGAGACGAATATGAATCCTCGGATCGTCAGGTAGTCGCGGCCGGCGAGAGCCAGGCACGGACTGGCCGTGGGGACCGTCTTATCGTTCGTCGTGTACGCCGACCAGACAACCTCCCCCGCGTCACCCGTCTGCGCACCGTCAACGTCGGCTATCACCTTCGTCTCCGCGGTCGCCGAGACCATCGCCACGGTCACGGTCTCCCGATATACGCCAGCGCCGACGTACACCGTGTCCCCGGACGCGATCCCTGATGCGCCAAGCGCCTTTCCGATCGTCAGCCACGCGGCCCCGGCGCTCGTCCCCGCAGCCGCATCCGACCCCGTCTTCCTGACGTAGTACGTCGCCATATCAGGCCCCGAACCGTTTCATGATCAGCCACGAGGCGATCAGGTCGAGCAGTTCCAAACGCTCCGGCCCAGTCAGGCTCGACAGGATGTTCGGGAACGTGACCGCGTTCATCCCTGTGAAGTCACGCAGCACCGCCCCCGTTGTCGAATCACAAACCTGACATTCAATGCGGGCGCGAGGAACGTTCACGCTCGCCGACGCGAGCGGCGTCACCGTGAAGTTCTGGAGGTCGGGCATTAGTCAGCCAATCGAACGGCCACCGTTCGGGCCGATGATGTTGAAGGTTTGCGAGGTAGCCATCAGTCACACACCGCTTTCCCAGCTTTGACCGCCTCGTACACATCAAGGCCAGATGTGACAGCCGCAGTCAGGGTAGCCCCAGCCTTCGTGTACGTCGTGCCACCCGCCACCGCCTTGACCTCGAGTGCTACACCGATCACAGCAGACGGGTTCGCGCCGGCAATGTCGTGGATCTCGGCGAAGCCCGAGCCCTCAGTCGTTGCGAGGGCGGTGACCGTGATCGCCATCAGGAACTCTCGCGCAGCACGTAGACGGCCTGCACCATGTTCCGCGCCCCAGCCTTCGCGATCACCGAACGGCGCTTGCCCTTGATCGTGTCCGGCGAGTAGCCGAGCAACCGGCCCGTCTGGGCGACCGTCAGCCCGTCCGCCGCCGCCCGCAACACGGACAGCTCACTCTCCGTCAGCCGCTCCTGACGATGCGTCAGCCGGTCGGGCAACTCGGTGCGCGCCAGCTCGAGTAGCGCCCGGCCCGCCAGACGGCGAGGCAAGCAACGTCGCAGGGCCGTGTAGGCGTCCCACGTTCGGCCGGAGGCGAGCGCTCGGCTGACCCCTGGCATCAGATCAGGCAACGCCAGTGTCATCGGGCCTCCGATCACCCATGGAAAAGGCCGCTGACGCGGCCTCTCCACACCGTATGGGAAACACTCTCAATCGAAACACCGGCACGTCGGACAATGCGCCTCAGTCGCACCACGACCATGACGGCCGACGCGAAGCTCCAGGTTCTCGATCCGGTTGTCCGACTTGTCGCCGTTCTTGTGATGGATGGTTTCGTAGTCGTAAAGGGAACGGCCCAGGTGCTGGCTCATGACGTGGCGGTGCTCGAGCTGCCGGGTGCGCTCTCCGAGTTCATCGGTGGCCTGAATGCTCACGTAGCCATCCCGCTTATTCACGTAACGACCACCCTTCCAGTTCGGATGAGCCGGGCCTCTCCGCCCCCGCATCGGCTTCGTAGCACGATTGGAGCAGACCCTAGAGCAGTAGAGGCCACGCCCGGTCTGGCCGAGGCTGGTCCTGAAAACGAACATGCCCCCGCATCCCGCGCAGATCCGCTCTTCGGCCCGGCCGCGGTTGTCTTCTTCCGTTCCGAAGGGGTACCACCACCACTGCCCGGTCTCATCCCTGGCCCACCTCTGGCGTGACTTACCTTGTTGCCGTATCTCGACAAGATCCGGGCGCTGTCGCCGTCGCATGGTTCCTCCCTGTAGTGATGCTGAACCATACTATCACACTACGACGACAATCATTCATCTAAGAGTTGTATTGGAACGATGGAGTGCACTTTATGATGTCGTTCGTCGCGAGCACGACGGCGGTCACGTCGTCGAAGTTCGCCTGCCCCTCACACTTGTCACCGGTCGTGGAGAGGATGTCGCTGAGGAAGAACCCGTTGATGGTGGCGCCGGTCGCGCCGACGGTCGGGAACGTGATCTGCGAATACGTCGTCTTCCGCCCACCCGTGCCGGCGGCTACCGCCCCCCACGTCGCAGTCGCCAACTCCTGCCTCGCGTAGTTCGTGAACACGGTTTCGGTGATGTCGGCCATCGTCTGACCAGACGTGATCACCGTCGACGCGGTCTGGGACGTGAACAGGCATAGCCAGCAGCTCGTCTGCCGGGTCGAGTTTTTCGGGAACTGTCCGAGGAGCAGGTCCAAGCCTTCGTCTGGGATGATCTCTGCCATATCTCAGTTCTCCTTGTTGCCTGGTTTGCCGCAGTTTGGGCAGATGCCGTCACCGTGGTTGGCGTCAGGGTTGCCGGTCAGCATCAGTGCTCCTGCTTCGGTGATCCCGCCGGTGAACCGTCCGGGGTAGCCGACCGCGCCGAGAGAGCAGGCCGGGTTCTCGCACAGGTACGTTGTCGTCTTAGCCATCAGATGGCTCCTTCCAGCGGTTCCGGTAACGGGGCGGCGATCGGGTGGGTGGTTACACCCGAGCAGCGGTCGCACAGCCGCGGCGTGTCGTCGGGGGTGACGAACAGGTTTTGGCAGCACGCGCACGTCTGTAGCTTGTGATGTCGGGGGTCGTATTGGACGTTGAGGGCGCGTCCGAGGAAGCGCACTTGCTCCGGGTCGATGATTTGTCGTTTCTGCCGGTCGTGGACGCAGTACACCTGGGCGCTGCCGCCGAGCCCGATCCTCGTCCCGGTTGCCATCAGACCCACGTGACTTCGACGAGGGTGACCTGATACTCGCGGGTTAGCGCGATCAGCGTGTCGCGCATCAGCCGTTGCGGGGAGAACTCCTGCTCCTCGAAGCGGTCCGTGACGTTGAACGAGAACATGGGCGCGTCCAACCCAGGGCGCAATCCGACCTTGATATCCCACGTGCGTCCGTCAACGGCCTGGCAGGTGAGCTGGTAGAGGGCCGTGGTCCCGTCGGGTGGCAGATTCTCCCATTTCAGCGATGTCATCGGGAGCGCGGTGTGCCAGGCGTCGATCTGCTCGTACAGCTCCTCGAAGCGGGCGTTGACGTTCCAGGAGACGCCCTCACCGTTCGAGCAGGTGATCTCGATTACCTTAGTGGGGTCTCTGATCTCGATCGTCGGTGGCATCCCCGCCTCCTAGCTCTTCTTGACCTTCCGCCGCTTTGCCTCGGGCTTCACGTGCAACCCCGGAGCGGGCATGGGCTCGGTCAGCGATTCGAGCGGCTCGCCCAGCATCGTCTCGTCCTGGCCGCCCTCAGCCTCCGGCTCCTCGACCAGGACAGCCTTCGTCTTCAGGAGTCCGTAGCGTTCCGCGTCCGCGACGCTGACCTTACGGCCGGGCAGGGTGAACAGAAACGCCGCCTCCT